TCACCAGCCCGGTATTGTCGCCGGATGCCTGTGCCTGAACTGCAATGCCCATGTAAACGCCAGTACCCAACTGGTTGGCTGCGCCGCTGCCTGCATCGCCGCTGTCCGGATCGCCGGTTGCGTTCCAATAACACGGCTGACCTGCAACCCATGCGGCTGTGGTCTTTGGAACCTGAAAGATTCCCTCGATTGCCAGCGAACCCTTTTCGCTTGCTGCCAAATCGGTCGCGGTCACACCGACAATACCACCGGACACAACCACGTCACCGCCGATCTTTGCGGCTGCGGGTGTGTAGTCCACAGCGTCATCGTCGCTGTGAAGAAATGCTGGACTCTGGGCCATCTGTATACTCTCCTCATGGAATGGATTCGGAATGAATCCCGGCAGCACTTACTGCCGGGTGTCGGATCAGGCTGCGCCTTTGCTCTTGACGCCTGCCAGGTATTCGGACTGTGAACAGCCGAAGTCATGGTAGCCACGCAACTGAATGCCCAGCGTGTTGAAATCTGCATCGGCAGATTCAACCGTCGGGCTTCGCTGACCGTTCAGGAACGAAACCACAACCGGCTTCATGATGTCGTCAAACAGGTACCATGCGGTGGTGCTGTAGCCGCCACCGTATGCGCTGTCGGACAACTCGGTGGCAACCACCGGGCGGTACTTGTTGGCGTGAATGTTGGCGTCTGATGCCTTCACCGCATTCAGGTTGCGTGCCACGTACAACGCTTCGGCAACCGATTCCAGTTCCGGTGGAACGAGCAGCTTCGTCGGCTGTCCGCCCAACGTCATCCGGCTGGTTGACTCTGCACCCGTCACCAGTGGTGACAGTCGCTGACGGAACGCCTTCACGCCAAGGGACAGACCAACGCCATCGGTACCGAGGTTGGTTGTGCCGCCCTCGATGTAGTTCGTTCGGGCAGTCGTCCAGAACGTGGTGTGATTGCTGAGGAACGTCGTCCACACCAGACGATTCAGACGACGGGCTGCGCCACGTCCAAGACGTGTTCGCAGATCGTCAAACGCGCCCAGATCGTCGTTGATGATGTCGCGACGCGTCAGCGAAAACATCTTCGCGTAGGTGTCAGCCGATCGCGTGTAGCTTTCCTCGCTGATCTTGCCGTGCTTGATCACGCCACCGGGCCCAAGTTCCTCGTACTCCATATCATCCAGCAGACGGTACGAGGTGTGCAACTTGAAGTCGGCAACGCTCTTGATCTCTGCAATCTCGGTCCAGTTGTTGGCGACTTCCTCGAAGCCCTGCAACAGTTCCTTGTTGGCCAAATTGCTGAAGATGCCCGGCAGGCTGACGGTCGAAAAACCGGCCTGCAGGTTGCGACCGAACGCAAATTCCATCGTCTCTCGCAGGTTGCCATCATGCAGCTTCGTGCCGGGCATGACGTTCATGCCGTTTGCTGCGGCAGCCATCAGCATGACCTGCTGCAGCCCGATGCGGCCCCTGAACTGGCTGTGTGCGGCCTGCAGTTCGGCGTCCGAGAATTCTTTCTCGGTGCCCTTGTGACCGCGTGCCATTGACAGCCCGGCCTGCAGAATCCGCGTCGGATCTCCGCCGTTCTGTGCCGACACGAATGAAGTCGGGCGAGTGCGTCCGCTGCTCACCTGTCGCTTCAGGATTTCCAACTCCACCTTCTCGGCTGACCAGTTGTTTTCCAACGCAGCCGCAATCACGTCCGGATGTCCGGCGGCCTTCGCCTGAATCTCTGCCTGCTGACGGTACACACCGGCAATCTGCTTTCGCAGATCGGCAGCAGCCTGCAGGTCATTGACCGCACCTGCTGCGGCGGTTTTCGGGTCTGGATTTGCGGGCATTGATGCCATTTCCTTCTTCTGCGGGTCCATGTGTTCTTCGGCTTGCACCGGTGCTGCCGACTTCATTTCCCAGGCCTTCATCAAAGTGGCCTGATTCTCTGGTGTCATGTTGTCCAGGGACAACCCCAACTCTGTCAGCCAATCTTCAAACGACACGGCTGCAACTCCTGCAAGGGCAGCCGCGGCTGCCAGGTTTACTGCGGTCGCTCCGTCTGCCCCCATTGGCAAGACGGATGTTTCCCGCAAGACTGCGCGACGAGCGAGAATGAATGGGCCTGTTTGCACACGCCCATTCACCTCAACTGACTCGCCCGCTTGTATCTCAATTTCCTCGATGATTCGCGCCCCGATGGACGCTTGCCATTGCTGACCTTTCGCGCCCTGTTCCAGAACACCAGCCACCTTCAGCGAAACACCTGTAACTGGTCCTGCCAGCATCAGGCTTTCCCCGTCGTTCTCAATGCTGTCTGTAACGCCCAGCGTGTCCTCGACGGTGTTGCTGTGGTCCAGCAAAATCGGAACGTTGCCGGGTGTCTCCAGTCCTGCCAGATCCACGACAACCGGCAACGCAAACCCGCTCACCGGCAAAGGCCCGCCAGTGTATGCGAGGATTGAAAACCGTCGCGGCTTTGTGCCTTCCGCGGCTCGCAGTTGCAGCGGTGCTGTCAGTGTGATCGGCTTCATTGCTTCTTGTCCCTCGCGTCCATTTGCTTGCTGACCTTTCCGGCCCATGCGGCTCCGGCGTCACCGCCCCACAATGCCCACGCGATTCTGCCGTTCGACGGAAATCCCGGTTCTCCGGGACTCCATCCCTCGCCTTTTTTGTCCACTTCATGGCGAGCAAAATATGAGACCATCCGGCCAATCGTGTCTGGACTCATCCCCTTGCCGTTGCTCAGATCCCGTGCCCGTGCGATACCAACGGCAGTTCCACCGCGCCCAAATTCGCTCCGCCAATCAAGTCCCTTTTGTGCCTCTTTGCGAACGCCTTCAGGTGGCGTGAAGTCGATGTCGTCGTATTTGCCCGCGGCCTTCAAATCGGCTGCGGCTTCGACTTCGGACAACTCATCGTCGCTCACGCCGTCGCCGGATAGCACGTCGTCCAGCAGTGCCGCAATCCGTTCAGGCTGAAGGCCAATTGTTGCCAGTGTCTGCTCTGCCATCACTCTGGACATGTCGCCTGTTTGCACGTCCTCCAGAACTCGCCGAATGCGTTTCTGGTTGTTCGTGAAGGCTCGCTGTCCCAACGTCGTATATTCGCCAGCAACACCTGCCGCGGGCTGCTGGGGCTGCGTCTGATCGACTTGCGGCGTCACGACGGCAAACGGTGCCAGCATTTCCTCGACGTTCTGGGGCGGTACTGCCGGGAACGCCGAACGAATCAAAGCCCGGGCAGTGTCTCGTGGAATGATCCCTTGACCAACCTGCGCGATGATTGAGACGATGGACGCAACCTGCGCCCCGTTCATTGCGGTATCGGCAACGGCAGTCGCTGCACCCGTTGCGGGATCTGTTACGCCGCCTGCATTGGGCTGAACATCGAATGTCTTTTCAAACACGGCCCGCTTGTATTCATCCACGCTCACGCCGAAGTCTGCTGCTGCGCGGGTGGCCTCCATTTCCCATTCTTTGCCACGTCGCGCGTGCTCTTCCGACAACGTGCTCTGCCCGGTGGATAGCCTGACGGCTGCAGCATCCGCGGCTTCTGTCGCGTCCAATTCCGGCAGCGGTGGCCACGTCCACTGGTGATTGATTTCCTCAATCCGCGGCATACCAGACAACAGCCCCGGCACGAAAACAGCAGATTCCAAAAACCAATGCCAGACACGCTCGACGATCGCCCATGTAATGCGGTCACGCTCGACGTGTACTTCAGGTGCCCAGACGTTCGCCATGTCCCCTTTGAAGGATGAGAAATTTGCATCCTTCCCGGTGCCTGCGGCCAGCGTGTAAGGCATGTTTGTGCAACGGCAAAAACTCATCAACGCCTGCCGCTGGAACATCTCGTACAACGGCCCCGGCTGCTTCGGCTCGACCTGCCCGATTTCCCAGCCCTCGGGCAGTGTCGTCAGCATGTTCCGCGTTAACTCGATCTCAGCGAAGTCTGCGCCCGATGCTGCGGGTGTGACCGCTGAACCAGTGCTTTTCAGGTACATGGCAAAGTTTGCCGCGGTCTCGGCAGAGAACAGCGTCGCCAGTTCCTGCCGTCGCATGATCGGCAGCGTTTGCAGTGCAGGTGTCGCCCGCGGGATTCCTCGCGTCTGCCCTGGTCGTTCCTGCCGGTACAGATGCAGG